GCCGACGAGCAGGTCAAGGCGGGCGACCTCTTTAAGGAGGCCGGTCGTGCAGGCCAGGGCACCGGCAAGGGTGACGCAGAGTCGCGCCTCGAAGCCGCAGCCGATGAGATCCGCAAGGGCGACAGCAAGCTCACGAAGTCGCAGGCCATCGCGAAGGCGCTCGATGACAACCCGACCCTGTACGACGACATGAAGAAGGAGCAGGGCTAATGGCCTACTCAGTCAACACAGGCCAGGACTTTTCGTTCCCGGCCTCGGGCGATCTTTCGGCCGACCAGCACCTGTTCGTCAGCTTGAACGGCTCCTCGCAGCTTGCAGTCGCGGGGGCGAACGTGTCCGTGCTCGGTGTTCTCCAGGATGCCCCGTCTGCCGCAACTCGCGAGGGCACCGTCCGTTGCTTCGGCATCACGAAGGTCGTCGCGGGTGGAACGGTCACCGTGAACGACAAGGTTGCATCGGACGCATCCGGTAAGGCGGTCAAGGCGACCGTCGCCAGCGTCACCGCAGGAACGCCGGAAAAGCTCGCAGGTTCCTACACCGTCGGGATCGCCCTTCAGTCCGCAGTCGCGGGCGACAAGTTCGCGGTTCTGCTCACCCACTCCGGCATCACCAACTAGGCCAGAAAGGACTAGGAAAACAACATGCCTCAGCCCTATTCAGGCCAGGTCCATATCGATGTTGCGCTGACGAACATCAGCGTCGCATACCTTCAGTCGGCGAACGACTACATCGCCCCGAAGGTGTTCCCCGTCATCCCGGTTCAGAAGCAGTCCAACAAGTACTTCATCTATAACCAGGGTGACTTCTTCCGCGATGTCGCCACCCTGCGCGGCCCCGGCTCCGAGTCGTCGGGCGGCGGGTACAACCTGACGACCGGCTCGTACTACTGCGACGTTTGGGCACACCACCAGGACGTTGACCCGCAGATCCGGGAACAGTCTGATGTGCCGCTCGACGCTGACCGCGACGCAACCCTGTGGGTTACGCAGGTACTCGCGATCCGTCGCGAGGTTCAGTGGGCGTCGAAGTTCTTCACCACGTCTACCTGGACGGGTTCCACCACGGGCGGAGACATCACGCCGACCACGAAGTGGGATGCGGCATCCTCGACCCCCATCGAGGACATCCAGACGCAGTCGTTCAAGATCAAGCAGATGACCGGCAAGTGGCCGAACAAGTTGGTGCTCGGCACGAATGCGTACAAGGGTCTCGCCAATAACGACGAGTTCCTCCAGCGCTTCAAGTACACGACGGCCGGGTCGGTGATTACACCGGGTCTGATCGGTTCGGTGATCGCGCCCCCGGATGCTCCGCAGGCTGCGGACGGTGGCGGAGGCTTCGAGGTGCTGGTTGCCTCGGCGGTCTACAACACCGCACATGAAGGTGCCACGGACTCGTTCAGCTTCGTTGCGACGAATACGGACGCGCTGCTCTGCTACTCGGAGCCCAACCCTGGCATCATGCGCCCGTCTGCCGGGTACACGTTCGTCTGGACGCCGATCGGCGGCTACGAGGCGCGCATCCATCAGATCCCGATGCCGGAACTCGGCATTGGCACCGATGGCAACCCGACGATGCGCGTCGAGGGCCAGATCACGATGGACGCCCATGTCGTAGCCCCCACGCTCGGTGCATACTTCAGCGCCGCGACCTCGTAGGTTCGATGAGGCTCTACGTTACGAACGCGCCGCTCACCGTTGACAATGACGGTGGGCGGCGCATCGTGCCGACAGGTGAACTACTCGACCCGGCTGTTGTCGCGTCGTGGGATTGGCGTGGCCTGGACGCGCTCATCGACACCGACAAGGTAATCGTCTATGACACCGACGAGTACGAGGCGGTGCTTGCCGAATACGAGGCGCGGTTCGCCGCAAAGAAACCCGTCGCACGTAAGAAGCGTGAGGTTGTGGCGGCATGACCGGAGCGGGAAGTCTCCCCTACCGTAACGCCGCACTCAAAGGACTCGTCGCGGGCGGAAACGTTGCATCCGGCAACGGCGTACTCCGCACGCTAGAGATCCTCAACCTGGACGCTGCGGTCGGATGGCTCCAGGTTTTCGATGCTGCAAGCAACGCCAGTGTTACGCTCGGCACGACCGTTCCGGTGCTGTCCTTCGAGGTTGCGGCATCCGCCCAGCGCCACATTGACGACATCGGATACGGCTACAACCTCGGACTTGTGTTCGCCGTCACCACCACCGATGGCGGATCAACAGCGGCGACAACCGGGCTTGACATCTCCGCAACCCACGGCTCTCGCTGACATCTGGCCCGCTCGCGGGCTTCCGGGCAATTAGCCTCGATCCACGGGAGCACGCTATGCGGCGCGCGGCTTCGCAAAAGGCCGTGGACCAGTTGATGGCAGTCGAAGCAAAGACAGACCAAGTTCTCAACGGCATGGTTCGTCTTGGTGAGGTCCTTGTGGTGAATCGTGATAGTTGCTTCCTCGTAAGAAGCGTCGCAAATGACGCAGCGCGCTCCGTCTCGCTCCCATGCATCGAGTCCGCCCTGTCCGTACCGACTGCGAATCGAGCGCAGCCGCTGTCGGCTATTCGGTTTTCCTTGGTGCGTCCCAACTCTCTGAGAACGCGCGTGTGTCTCGTACTGACGGTTTGTCTCGACAGCCTTCGCGCGGTGCACGGCACAAAGGGTGCGGGAGGGCCACTCCACGCGCTCGTCGCAGGACACGCACAGTCCCTTCTTCTTCTGGTCTGCGCGCCTCTCCTTGACACGCTCGCGTTGGATCTCAAGACAGCGCTCGCAGCACTTGCGCCCCGCAGCGGCGTCCGATGCACAGTTTAGGCACTTGCCCCGCATACGACGGAGGGCGGCATACACGGTGTTCTCATGCAATCCAAGAACGCGAGCCGTTTCGCGCCCGGACCCCGTGCGCTCATATGTCTCGCGGATCTGATCTTGATCGGCGGCGGTACGACCAGGCATCAGTTTATTCCCCCGTCCCGTTCCGTACAATCCTCCACGCGAGACCTCCTAGTTAGGTCGAGCCACGTCCCCGGAGTCGCAAGCTCGCGGGGACTTTCTATTGCTGCCATTGTACCTGCCAAGGCGGACGTTCCAGCGATACCTAGACCATGCAGATAGCCGCCGAAACACACACCGACCTACAGACTTCGCCGACGCTGCTAACCGGCTCGTTCCCTGTCGGCTGGAGCTACGGGGAATCCCCGCACTGGCAGTACGGAGAGTCCGGCTCCTACACCTACAACGGTTCGGTTGGCTGGACATACGGCGAGACTTCCGGCTGGACGTTCGGTGGCGGCTCGGGCTTCACCTACGGTGGCTAGCGGGCGATAACCGCACTCATGGCGATCACCACCGACCTGGACAAAGTTCGCTTAGAGGTAGGGGATACCGACTCGACGGCGCAACTCTTGGCCGATGACGAGATCAACTACCTCATCACACAGGAACGGAACCTTTGGGGCGCAGCGGCCCGTTGCTGCGAAGTCATCTCGCGCAACTTCCTCCGCAAAGCAGACGTAAGGATTGGGCGCGGCGGAACAACTCTCACCTACTCGGTAGCAGCGAAACAGTACGCAGAGATGGCTACCGCGTTTCGTAAGCGCGCTAACGGAATGAACGCGCCGTGGGCAGGGGGTCGCAGCGTGGATGAGAAAAACACACTGGCACAGGACCCGTCCCTCGTTCAGCCGCTATTCACGAAGACCCAGTTTGACGATCCGTGGACGGGCGGACGGGACAACTCGATCATCGCCGACCAGGACTAGCGGCCAATGGGGTTGGACCCAAACCTGTCGGCGCTTCTCACGATGGACTGTCAGTGGCGCGCGAAGTCGGGCACCGACAAGCACGGCCAGGACTCATGGGCTGCCCCTGTGACGCTCAAGTGCTACCCCGCGTATGGCGCGTCCCAGGTGACGAAAGCAGACGGAACGGAGTACGTGTCAGGCGAGGCTCTCTACTTCGACGGGTCGGACACGCACGTTGCAACGTTCCAGTTGGGCGACAAGTTCACGTCTGTCGGCATCGCGGGCGGCCAGACGATGGAGGCCGTTGCTATCGAGGGGAACTACTCGCCCGGTCCGTCTCTGAATGCCGCTATGACGCCGTGGATCGTTGAGGTACGACTGTGAGTTTCGAGGAGGTAGGCCGGAAGGTAATCGAGGGCGCATCGGCCGGTCTTTACCAGGCGGGGACCGTTCTGATGGCGACCTCTCAGGCGCTCGTCCCCGTTGATACCGGCACGTTGAAGCGCTCGGGCGAGGTCGAGCAGCCTGTCTACACGGGCGACCATGTGGAGATCACCGTTGGCTACGGGTACGGCGGGGCTTACACGGCGAAGGCAACGGAAGGAAACCCGGACGGTCGAGGCTACGGCTACTGGGTCCATGAACTAGAGCGCAATAAGCACAAGCCGCCGACCCAAGCAAAGTTCCTGTCCGTCGCAGCCAAAGCGCTAGAACCATCTCTTGGCGAGTTCGTCCAAGAGGGCATCAGGCAGCGGTTGCAGTCGTGAGGATCTTCGCGTGCTTGCTGCCATTGCAAAAGAAGTGGGAGGGCCGGATGTTTGCCTCAGAATGCGCGCCGCCTCGCGAGAGGGGCATGACGTGATCGAAGGCCAGCGCTCCGGGGGACGTGCCTCGCTTCTCCGTAATAGGGTCGCTGCAAATGTGACAGACCATCCCATGCTCGCGAATGATCCGCTTGTAGTCAACCCTCTCGACAGTGGCCGCTCTCTTGCGAGCCTTGTAGCGGTGCACGTAGCTACGGTTGGCGAACGCCCATCCTTCGGGGTCTTCCCTCTTGCGGCGTTCTTTGTTCGCCTTGTTCAGCGCGTTCAGGCGTTCCTTGTTCTTCAAGTAGTAGTCGCGATTCGCCTGTCTGGCCTGTTCGCGATTCTCTTCGCGCCATTGCCGCCGATGCTCGTTTCTGGCCTCGCGAAACTTAGGGTCTTTGCGCGATTCCTTCGCTCTCTTGCTCGCGCACTCCTTGCAGTGCGGCTGCAAGCCGTCCTTTCGTCTGTTCGCTCTGTGGAACTCGGAACGGTCTTTCTCCATGCCGCATTTGGGGCACCTTTTCACCCTGCCATTATACCTGCCAAGGTGGACGGATAGATGGCTACCCCGCTGGACTCCCTCGCGCAATACATCGCTACCGACCTCGGCGTTGGTGCGCTCGGGTCCATCGTCTGGGAAGACACCATGCCCGACAAGAGCGACGGAAGCTACGACACAGCCGTTGCCGTGATCAGCGCGGGCGGGCAAGCGCCAGCCTTGACGATCCTCGATGACACGAACTATCCCTCGTTCCTGATCCTCTCCCGGTCACTCGACGCGGACACCGCCCTAGCCAACCTGACGACCATCTTTCAGGGGATACATGGCGTCCACGAAACGATGATCCACGGGACGTACTTCAAGCTCATTGCTGCGATCACTTCCGGGCCGATGGGCCAAGGCCGAGACGAGAAGCAGCGGTTCGTGTTCTCTTGGCCGTTCAGAACGATGACGCGCGGCATCACTAGATAGCCCGAACGCCCTAGCGCGGCTTCCGATAGCCCGCCCCTGAATGCATTCACCCTTTTTGATTCAGGAGGCTCGCTAAATGGCGACGGCGGTAGCAGGTCGCGGTGGCGCGATCAAAATCAACTCAACTCCGGTTACGACCATCGCCCAGGTTGACACCTGGAACGGGACGCTTACCGAGGTTCTTCTCGACCAGACTTCCCTTGGCGACCTGTGGACGAGTGACGTTCCGGGCCTCCAGAGCTTCACTGGTTCGATCGCTGGCAACTGGGCCGTCACGGGCGACCCCGGCCAGACCACGCTCCACAACGCCGTTCTGAACAAGGTCACGGTCGGCCTGAACCTGCTCGTCAACTCGACGGATGGGTACGAACTGACCGCCTACCTGAGCGACTTCGCAACCTCCGTCACCGTGACGGGCAAGGTCACGTTTACCGCGAACTTCCGCAGCCAGGGCCAGGTGTTCTTCCTTTAATGGCTGAGCTTCTTTCTAGGGACGCCTTCCTCTCCTTCGCGGGGCAACTCGCGGAGGAAGAGGTTGACGTTCCGGGGATGGGTTCTGTGCTTTGCCGCGAGCTGACCGGCGCGGACCGGGCGACGGTGCTCCAGATCCTCGCGCCGTCCGTTCAGGAAGGTGGGCGTGCCGAACTGGGCCTGTACCAGCAGTACCTTCTGCGCTTCGGCTTGTACGATGCACCGCCCCCCGCCGGGGACGGCAAGCCGCTGCTCGATGTTGCAACCGCTGAGAAGGCGATGCAGTTGGGCGCGTCGAAGGTGGAGCTTCTCTGCTCGACCATTGAGCGCCTGTCGGGCCTGTCGGGCAAGGCACCGGAGACGGCGGAAAAAAACTCCGCGAGCACGCAGAACTCCACCTCTACTTCCGAGTAGCGCAGACCCTCGGGATGAGCGTCCGGGCGATGCTCAATGAGGTCGGTTCGGCCGAGCTTGTCTACTGGTCAGCGTTCTTCGCTAGCGAGGACGAGCGGCGGCTGGAAGAGATGAAGACGTTCGGAATGGCGGGGATGTAGTGGAGGTCGAAAGGCTTACCGCCGTACTTGAGGCGACGGGCGTTACAACGTTCGCCGCCAACATGCAGGCAGCCGACCGGGCGACCGGCGGCACGAAGGATCAGCTCAAGGCGCTGACCGAGATTTCCAAGGTTGCGACCGAGGCGCTGAAGCACGTCAAGCTGACCGCCGCTCAGGCGATGGAGTCGAAGGTTTCGGCCGAGTCGATCCTGCAAGGCGTGAAGGGCATCGGCGAGGAAGCGCGCCAGGCTGCCCGCGATCTCGACCGGGTGCATTTGTCCGAGGCTCAGGCTGTCGAGACACGGGCCGTTGCTGACCAGCAGGTTCGCGCTCTCAAGGACGTTGAGCATCAGGCGATCAAGACACGGGCCGCCCAGGGCGGTGGTGGTGGCGGGGGCGGTGGTATGGCGATGGGCCTCATGGGCGCTGCCATCGGTGGCGGTGCGCTTCTCGGCCCCGCCGCAGGTCCCGGCGTCCTCGGTCTACTCGCTGCCATCCCCGTCCTCGCTACTACTGGCGCGGGTGCTCTCGGGACTCTCTTCCTTGGCTTCCAGGGCGTCACGAAGGCGATCGGCGGCAACAAGAAAGCCTTCGACGGACTAGAGGCATCCGCCAAGTCTTTCGTGCTCACCGTGCGTTCCCTCGACGGCTGGTTCGACAAGTTGAAACAGACGGCAGGCGCGGCCATGTTTCCCGGTCTTACCGCCGGTCTGAAAGCTGCCCTCTCTCCCGGAACGGTGCAAGCGATCACTCAGGCCGTTACCGCGTTCGGTCAGGCGATCGGTGATGCAGGGGCGATGTTTGGACGCTACTTCGGCTCGTCACAGTTCCAGTCGATCTTCGGGCCGTTGATGCAGGCGGGCGCTAAGAACTTCTCGCTGATGGCTGACACGGCGCTCCATCTGTTCGATGCGATGGGTGTTCTCGGACGGGCGGCTATCCCACTCGTTGGCTGGATGGTGCGCGGTGTTGACGCTGCCTCACGGTGGGCTGATGCGTTCGTTCGCTCTAAGGATGCGACGGGTGGCTTGTCGGGCGCTATGGATCAGGCGAAGCAATCGCTGCAACTCGTCGGCAACCTGTTTGGTGCGCTCGCTAAGGCTGTCTACGAACTCGGGGCTGCGTTGTATCCCATTTCCAAGGTTGCGGTCAAGGATCTCACTAACGGGCTGACGTTCCTTGCTGGCGTCTTCCAGCGGAACCGGCAAGAGATTCAAAACATTGTCGGCGGGGCGCTTGCTGCATTCGTGTCGATGGTGAAGGGCGCATGGCCCGTCGTGTCTCTGCTCGCGAAGGCGATCAAGAATGTCGCGGACAACATCGGCGGCTGGAAGGTCGCGTTTGAACTCATCCTCGGTGGCGTGCTCATCGCGAAACTCGCCGCTCTGTTCAAGGCAATCAAGAGCATCGGCGTAGCGATCGGACTTCTGCCTGCCGAGGCGAAGACGGCGCAGCTTCTCATTGACGGGGAACTCGTCACCATCGGGACAACGGCCGAAGTGACAGCAGGCAAGATCGGGGGCATTCGGGCAGCGCTAATGGGGATTGCCGGTTCGGTGGTTCCTGTCGTAATCGCGCTGTCGGTAGTGAACAAGTCAAACCTTGGGCAGGCGGAACTCGACAAGGCAGGACTTGGCTTCCTTGGGCATCTTCCCGTTGCGGGCAATGCGCTTACTCAGGTTGCGAGTATTCCAGGCGTCGGAACAACGCTAGCGATGGCGGGCGCGATGGGGCCCACCGCCTACGGCCTTCTTACTGGCGCTGGTGGAACCAAGTCCCAAACGCAGACACACACGACGATCACTGGCCCTGGTTCGGGTGGCCCTCACCCGGTCGGCTGGGGGCAGACCGCGAGCATCCCGTCTGTCCCGTCCATCTTTAGCGGCAAGTCTACGAAAGGCGAGTCATCAACGCTCGTTGCCGCGCTTGAGGGAATCTCGCAGCTCTACAAGAACGCCAAGATCAACGTCTTTTCGGGCTACCGTTCGTCGTCGCAACAGCAGGGACTTTGGGATGCTTCAGTGAAGGCGGGACACGCTGGTTTTATGCCGAACGGCAACCCGATCGCAAGGCCGGGAACGTCCCCGCACGAATCCGGCTCGGCTATGGACGGCCAGATCATGATCGGCGGCAAGTGGGTTCCGCTGTCCTCGCTGCCTCCGTCCGTGCTTGCGAAGTACGGACTGTCAACGGTCAAGGGCGACGTGAACCACGTTCAACTTGCAGGCGGTGGAACAGACACGTCGATCTGGGGTCCCGATCCGCCCTGGACAACCGGACTCGGACCGCAGACGACGGCGAAACAACGTGCGGCAGCCGCAAGAGCGAAGGCCGCAGCCGCAGCCCGCGCGCTCTCCGCCAAACTGCAAATCCCGATCACAAACGACCAGACGCTAGTCGCCCACTACAAGAGCCTTGCCGCATCCGCTAACACCGGCCCGGCAATCGCCAAGTACCTAGACGACGAGGCGGCGGCACTGAAGAAAGAAAACGTGGACCTGCTCGCGTCGATGCAGGGCAAAACGGCGGCACAGGACGCGAAGATCAAACAGACGATCAGCAAGAACCAGGACACCATCGCCGGTCTGCACAAGGCGATGGTTCAGGCGCTTGACATGGCGAAGAACGCGGCGGCGTTCACGAAGTTCCAGGCGAAGCTCAAGACGCTCGCCGCGCAGTTCACCGCCGACTCAGACTACGCCACCGTGCTCGTTGGCGACACGGCCGACAAGTACCGCTCAACGCTCCAGAAGGACTTGCTCTCACAGGCTGCCGTCTTGCAGGCGCAAGAGAAGTCCCTAAAGTCGAAGCTCGCCACTGCTACCGGCAAGCACAAGACACAGATCCAGAATGAGCTTACGCAGGTGACAGACTCACTGGCGAGCGTTCAGCAGTCGATCCTCTCCAGCCTCCAGGGGAACGTGCAATCGCTCCAGTCGAAGGTCGCAACCCTGTTCGCCAACGTCACTCAGCAGTTCGATGACGCGCTCGGAAAGTTGTTCTTCCAGAACGGGATGAAGACCGCCCTTGAGCAGCAACTCGCCGACATGCAGGCGCAGGATCAGTTGTCGTCGCTGACCGATGCAATCCAGTCGGCAAAGGACCAGCTCGCGCAGGATCAAACGGGCGGGCTTGCAGGGGTTCAGTGGGATGCCGCTACCGGACTGACGAAGAACCTCTACAGCGCGGGCGCGGCCAAGCAGATCGAAGCTGACAAGAAGGCAATCGACGCTGCCCAGCGCCAACTGGACGAGTACAACCTCGGGATCAGGGCCGCCCAAGAGCGCGCCAACATGGACAAGGAGTACGCCTCCCAGGTGACGAGCCTGAACGCCAAGCTCGCGAAGCTGGCCGAAGCGTTCCAGAACGGGACCGGGTCGATGGATGCCCTGCGGAACCTCGCCGCGCAGTACGGCATCGTCATCAGCAACGTGAGCATCCCCGACTTCCTGGACCTGTCGAGCGCATCGACCGCTCTCAAGCTGGCGTTCATGGACCTCGTTAACTACATCGCCACCGTTACGGGCGTTGCTCCGAAGATCCCCGCTGGCGGCGGTGGTGGGGGTGGCGGGTCTGCCCCCGCCGGTTCGCCCGCTGGCAGGCTGCAAGACCTCCATCAGCAGGTGGTCAACGGCATCATCTCGCCTGCCGACTACTACTACATGATCTCCGGGCACAAGCAGGAGATTCCGGGCATGGCTTCCGGCGGGATCGTGCGGGCCAGGCCGGGCGGAACGATCGTGCGTCTTGCTGAGGGCGGACAGGACGAAGAGGTCGGGCCGGTGGGTAGAGGCGGCGGCGGCGACGTGCATGTCCACTTCGACGGCCCGGTCTACGGTACGAACGCCGACGAACTCGCCCGCTTACTGACACCGAAGATCAAGTCAGAACTACTCCGCGACCAGAAGCGCAACGCGAACACCACCGGGATCAAATAGACAGTCTCCGATAGCCGCTCGTCGTGAGCTACACAGCGCAGACTTGGGCAGATAACGACGCGACCAAGCCGGTCAGCGCCGCCCGCATGAACTACATCGAGGCGGGGATTGCGGCGGTTGCTAATGGCGGTTCGCAGCCCGTCCTCGCACCCGCCCCGTCCGGTGACACGACCGGCGCGACCGACACAGCCGCCCTCCAGGCGGCGATTACTTCGGCCCTTTCGACCGGATCGAAGCTGGTCACGTCCGACAACGGACTCACGCCCTACTACATCAACGCGCCTCTCGTCATCACGCCCCCGGCAAGCTCTCCCGACGGCTATGCCTACATGGACTGGGAACACCACGGCTACGCGCAGCAGTCGATTGTGTGGGCAGGCGGCAACGGAGGCACGATGCTCTCCGCTGTCGGCTGGAAGCGCAGCCGGATCACCGGGCTCAAGCTCGCAGCGACGACGGCCTCTTCGATCATTTTCTGGGACGTAGATGTGACGGCGGCTCATCCGTCCACGTCGTTTCTGTCGTGGTACGACTGTACGACCATTCTCGGGACGGGCACGAGTAACGTCGGCTGGCGGATGGGGCATACGAGCGGCGGAGCCGCCGACATCTCATTCATCTCCTGGTTCAACTGTGATGCAGTCGCAGATAGCAGCGTGCCAGCCGGGACAATCGGATGGGTCAACGAATCTAGTAACGGCCTCAACTGGTCGTGGTTCGGCGGCGGTGCCTACTACTGCGCGAAGGCGTTCACGAACGTCTCCACCGCAGGCGCGGGTTCGGCGGTCGGCAACGACGCGATGTTCTTCTACGGCTTCGGCGGCTCGCACAACGGCACCGACTTCGAGTTCTCCGCCCCCGGCTCGTACATCATCTCGGGCTCCCGTGTGGAATCGGGCACGACGTTCCTGAACGTTCCGAGCGCGTCTAGCCACGTTGCCGTTACCTGCACAAGCGTCGTGATTGCCGCCTACCCGGCGACCGGGGTGTTCAACTTCCTGCGGCCGGGAAGCCTCATTCTCGACGGCTGCTACGCCTACGGAACCGCCTACACGGCCGGGTTTATCACTCTGAACGGGTTTACCAGCAACGGTGCCCTTTGCGTCCGTGCTGGCGCCTACCGTTGCACCGACCCGATGTGGACAGTGGCAGGCGGGACGTGGAACGTCGAGATCGACAGCGTCGGCCTCCTCAACGCGACCTCACAGAGCACCGGGTACATGACGCAGCGCAACCGCTCCGCCGAGCCAACGCTGCGGCGCGGCCTCGGGATCATCACCGAGCCGTACCCGGTCGGCAGCGCAAGCGGAACCACAGCACTCGGGACGCAGCAGCTTCTCTTCGACGCAGTTGCGCTCATTGCCGGACAAGTCGTGACAAACGTCGGCTGGTTCCAGAGCGTCGCCGGGTCGGGTCTCACTCTGCTCAAGACGGCGCTCGCGGATAAGACCGGGAAGATCCTCGCCGTCTCGGCTGACAGTTCAGCCTCGCCGGGCAGCGCAAACTCCTATGTCGCGCTTGCAATGGGTTCCGCATACACGGTTCTCACCGACGACGTTTACTACTTGTGTCTCCTGCCCGTTGGAACCACGCCGCCAACTGTCGCCCGTGGCCTCAACGCAACAGGCTCGGGTGACCATGTACCCGGAAGCACGATCATCCGTTCCGGCGTCCTCACAGCACAGACGGACTTCCCGGCGGTCGGCAGTTCGTTCTCAGTCGCCACCAAGGGTTCGTTCTGGCCCTACATCTTCGCCACCTAAAGAGCGAAGCGCGAATCAAGACCCCCGCTCCTTCCTGAGCCACCCCACCCGCCAGGGCGATATCCGACGGTGTGCCGTTCTACCGCGTAGCCGACCGGACTCTTACGACCACCACAACCGGGCTAGACCTACTCACCGGCACGAATACGACGCCGAGTTTCGTTTGCGAACTAGCTCTGGGAAATAACCCCGGTGACACGACACTCACCTGGACAGACGTTTCCGCCTATCTCCGCTCGTTCCACATCACCCGTGGCCGCCAGTACGAGCTGAACCAGATGCAGGCGGGGACCTGCGACATCACCCTGAAAAACCTGGATCGTGCGTTTGACCCGACCTATAGCGCAAGCCCGTTCTACCCGAACCTTCGGCCGATGGTCCCCGTCAGGATCAGCGCGGTTTTTCAGTCCACCACCTACCGCCTATTCACCGGGTATGTGGAGCGCTTCCCGCAAAACAGGACAGGCCCAACCTATGCGGAAACACAGATACAGGCGGTGGATGGGTTCGAGTTGCTGACGAACTCGGTTCTTCCGGGCGACTCCTATCCGCAGGAACTTTCGGGGGATCGGGTGACGCGGGTACTCGACGCTGTTGGCTGGTCATCCTCGGCGCGTTCAATCGCTGCGGGCCAATCGGACATCATCGCCTACGTGTTCGGGGACATCGACTTCGTAGATCCGCTCTCACACCTTCAGGATGTCTCCACGTCCGAACTGGGCCAGTTCTTCATGGACGCCGCCGGTAACGCAACCTTCCGCGACCGCCTCTCCAACATTTCACCCACACCGCTCGGGACGTTCACCGATCAGCCGCTCGTGGACATAGGCGACATCGGCTACTCCGACCTGCAAAAGAGCTTCGACAAAGACCTGATCTTTAACGACTGGCGCGGCACACGCTCGGGCGGGTCGATTGTGCAAGAAGCGCTCGACTCAATCTCGATCACGAAGTACGCCCAGCGCGCCCAGTCCCGTACTCCGCTCCTACCTAGCGATCTTGAAACGCTCATGCAGATGCAGTCGCTTCTCAACGCCTACAAGGAGCCGACGATTCGGGTCTCACAGATCACGGTGACGCCCGCTAACAACGTGGACTCGTGGCTGCAAGTGCTCACACGGGAACTCGGGGACATGATTACCGTTCGCGAGCATCCACCCGGCGGGGGTATCCCGTTCGTACAGGACGAACTCATCCAACAGATCGACCTGACCGTGGACAAAGACGTTGCCAGTTCCAAATGCGTCTACAGCCTGCTCCCCGGCGACCCGTCCTCGTTCCTTGTCCTAGACGACGCCACATCGGGAACGCTCGACAGCACGAACTGGCTCGGCTACTAGCTGACTCACGGGCGATATCCGACAGCGTGAAGACGCTAGAGCAGGCCCACGGGGGCAAGATCGCCCGCCGCTTCGGAACAGTCGAGCAAGCCCTCACCTACGTCGAGCCGCACCTCTGGCCGTACTTCCTCCACCCGCCAAGAGAGCAAGCAGCGGTCGCGTTTGTCCATCAGGGCGAATGGATCGCACGCTGCCCGTTCTGCCCCTCCGCCCAGCATGTCTCCAAAAACGACCCACGCTTCTTTTGCGCCGGGTGTCTCAACGCTGCCGTTGACAACCGGACCGTCCCCGTTGCGTGGACTGACAAGTGTGAGCGCATCGAGGAACTACTTGAGGCTCGCCCGTTCGTCACTACTCGCAACTGGTTCCCGCACGAGACGTTGAAAGACCTTGCGCGTGAGAACAAAGAACACGGGGTTAAGTAGTGAGCTGGGC